TCAACGGATACGACACCAAGTTTTTGTACCATGTTGTTCGTTTGCTAGACGAGGTAGAGCAGATCCTGAATACTGGAGATATGGATCTTCAGCGAAACAGGGAACAGTTGAAGGCGATAAGACGTGGAGACGTAACAGAAGACCACATCAGACAGTGGTTTACTGAAAAAGAAAAGTCTCTTGAGAAGTGCTACAATGATTCGCTTTTGCCTCACAGTCCCAACGAGGGTAAAATCAAGCAGTTGTTGATAGACTGTCTTGAAGAACACTTTGGAGATTTGTCCAGTTGCGTAATTGACACAGGGGCGGCGGAACGCAAGCTGCAACAAATCAAGGAGATTGTCGGTGTTTAAGTGGCTAAGAAATATCGTGTTCAAGATTGAAGAGAATCGCGATCTTCACAAGGAAATCGGGAGACTCAATGAGAGGACCGAAAAACTAAGACTCGCACTCAGTCACTTTGCCGAGATGAACAAGTGGAAAGAAGAGTATCCATTTGACGAGCCTATGTTTATCAGGTGGATAGGCAGAAACAAGCCGTGGCTTCGTGCGGAAGAAGCAATGCTAAGGGATCTGATTGATTCTGGAGAAGAATTGCCAAGAGATGAAATCAGAGTGGGAAACATTGTCCGAGAACTTGACTTGTATGAGGAAGTGCAGTATGAAGAAGGGCGACACAGTGATGGTCGAGAACTTGCAGGAGAAATTCACCCTTGGGATTTTGAAGTCGATTAAGGGACAGGTAGCCAAGGTGGAAATTGGCGGTAAGGTGGCTAGGCCATTTGTGGGGTCTGTACACCCAGTTCCAGAGCGGAAACCCAAGTACTCGATTGGCAAGGAAGCCGGAACACATGGTGTCGTTCGCGCTATACAGTGGAACGGCAATGATTATGAGTACGAATGCGTACTACATGATCTACCCCCTCATATTAGTTGGGTGGAGGAAAGCCAGATATAGTGTATAATACAATCAAGGAGGATTGTCATGCAAGTAAGCGGCATCATACAATGGATGGCAGAGTCTGAGTTCTTCTTTCCTGTATATGACCATGTGTTTACGAACGTACCCATCTCGGGTATGGCCGATTATCCGTTTAGTGGCTCTAGGATGGCTATGTCCGGTCACATGGGCACTACTGTTCAGCATAGTGGACTAGTGTTATATCAGCTAGCGAATTCGGTGACGTGGCCAATGGGCTACGCCCTAGAAGACGCAGCTAGCGACATGGGTTCAGATTTTCGTGAACAGATCATGGATGATATAACCAGGCTGTGTCTGGACTATTGCATAGCAAATAGTGGCATAGTCGATGGCAGTGGAATCAATGCATTTTGTCAGGTTCCCCTACAGAGAAAATCGGATTGTGATTACCTAGAAGCCAACGGGGTTCTGGATTCGATCTCTGGGATAGCCTTCGGCGAGGACCAACACACCAGAGGACTAACGGTGTTTGGTTATCCACTGATCACAGAAGACCTTAGCTATCTGAAGAATGCAGAGCAGCACGTTGACTGTTCGATATACGTTGGGATCGAGATTTTTCCAAGTAGTCAGGTGTATCTTGTGAGGAAGGACAGTGGGATATAATTACGTCGTATTCGGCGCAGGAAAAGTAGGACAAGCGGTAATCTACGATCTAGTAGAGAATTGTGAGGCGGAATGTATCACCGTAGTAGATCCAGACTGGGAAGCCCACAAGCATCTAGAAGTATTTGGTAGTATAGTTCAACCAGCGACACACATTAATCCAGAATGTTATCATGAATACGAATGGGACGTCGCCATTAGTTGCGCTCCATATAGTGTTAATCCAAGTTTATGCCAAGAGTGTGTTGAAGCAGAAATCCCCTTCCTGGATCTCGGGGGTAATCCAGAATCCTTCGAAGCAATTCAAGATATATGTCAAAAATTTAATGTACAAACCCCGGTAATTACTGATTGCGGATTGGCCCCAGGTATCTGTAACATGTTTGCGGCGTACCTAGCCGGTAGATATGGATGCAAGGACATCAACATTATCTGCGGCGGGATTCCAAAACATAGGCCAAACAATAATGTTCAACACATTTCTGCATTCAGCCCAGAAGGTCTCAGGAGCGAATATACCGGTCTTTGTCCTCACATCTGTAATGGCAAGATTGTCTTTGAAGAGGCCATGTATCTCATTACACCATATGGCCTAGAATACGAAGCCTTTGCGACCTCAAACAATTCTTCGTTTACCGCAAAATATCTACACAGTCTTGGAGTACAGAATCACAGATATCAGACTCTTAGGTGGAAGGGTCACGCAAATGCTATGCTAGAATATCAGCTAACAGATATTCCATTTGAGGATCATCAAGACATGGTTTTCATCAATGTTACCGGGGAGACATCCGGAAGGGTCACTGGTTTTACAGCTAGGACACTTGGTGCTGATGGATTGACTGCCATGGCCAGAACTACTGCTGTTGGAATTACAACAGTGGCTCATTATGTCGCCAAGGGAGGAAAGACGCTAAGTGGATTCCAGACCCCAGAGCAACTTTGGAGCAAGCACGATCTAATGAATCGCCTATTCGAGATTTTCGAAATAGATGCGAGATAAACCACTTGACATTTTGGTGTGGCTGGCTATCATTGGAGTAGGACTGTTTGTAGCGATAGCAATAGCCATAGGGGAGTTTATCTATGCATGAAGACAACAAAATCGCATTCCTGAGAGAACAGATTGCGAAACTCACCAAAGAGTTGGATGGAGAACTCCAGACAACAGAAGAGTCATATTCCGTTTTGGCCGAAACCGCATCGCGGCTACATGAGGCTTGTCTATGGGCCGGATGGGCTGCTTGGGATAATCACCCCTTGGTTCCTGATGTGATGCTATTGGTTACTTCACAAGGAATGACTGTCGCACAGGCACTGTCGAGCCAGGATGAAGCCCCAATGAAAAAGGTTGTTCATGCTCGATACTTTTTCGCTGACGGAAAGTTCTTTTGCGAAGGATGTCAGAGGAACGCGCAAGTTGGATGCAAGGATGGTTGTCCTATGATACCCAGGCTGGAGATTGCTCATGACACCACCGATACCACCACCTAATATGCCTACCTGTGGCAAGCAACCGAAGTGGCAAACAGATCTCTCGTGTGTCAAGAAGATCCTAGAAACACATCCACCCAAGGCGGTTACTATAACAACCCAGTTCACCAAAATGGAGATAGGTGAGCATTTCCTATATTGGGGCAACAAATGGATCGTTAGCGATATAACCCAGGTCGGTCTCAGAGTGTGTATAAATACCGGTACTGGTGGGTCTAGGGGCTTTCGATCTGAGCAGATGGTGGAGAAGATTGTTTGATGAAGATTTACACTTTCAGCCTAAATATCCAGAGGATTACTACGGAAACTGATCTACAGAAGGTTGTAGACTCGCTGATGAAGGAAGAAGTGGTCAAGCTACAAGATGTTCCACCCGAATATCTCAGACAGGCACTAACACTCATCGGACAAAGAGATGTCATGGCTGGCGAAGAAGTATATCTCAACAAAGATCGTATTACTATGAAGGATTTCCTTGGGCGCCATGGTTTGACGCTAGACCACGAAGAGTCGGATGAGAACCCGTGGGTTACCGATGAGTTTCTCTCCGAAATGGGCATGGACGAATTCATTCATTCCAAACTAACCATCAGGAATCGCAACAACGGAAAGTTCATCGTTCACGCCACCACCAATCCAGAAGCTGAACCATTGCTGATCCTAGAATACGTCTCTGTATTATCTCGTTTTTATGAGCTATGCGATAGAGATTTTGAGACGTGGCACACACAGACACGCATCAGAGATTTAGAGGGTGCGGAACATAGATTTCAGTGGATCAAGTATAACGCAGATGGAATGAAAAACTTCCTTAGTGCAAAGTGGTACTACGAATTCATTCATGGAATCGAGAAAAGCCGTGACTGGTCCAGTTATTGATATGGCCGACGATATCGAGTGTCCGTATTGCGGATATGTCGATCCGGATTCCTGGGAAGTCTACGGTCCCATGAACGAGGATGATACAATCACTGATCAATGTTTGAGATGCAACAAAGAGTACGAAGTCACTATGCATGTGACATATTCTTTTGATATGAAGGGAAAAGAAGATGACGGAAACACAGATTCTAAACCAAATTCTGGACCAGATTAGAACCACTGGTCCAATCGCCAGTGAGGCTAAGGCCAAGATGTTGGCCAAGAGATTGGCTCCGAAACTACAAGACAAGTCGCCAGATCCTGTTGTTATTAAGGATCCTCCGCTACTCAAGGACGACGAGAATGTAGATAGTCGTAGAACTTTCGCGAGAGATCTCGGACGGAGGGACCACAATGCAGGAGACTAAGCTGACGATTGAGGATTTGAAGGATTCAATGGATCACGACGATACCATCCACCTAATCTTGGCGACAGATCCAGATAACATTGAAGACCCCGAGATGGCAACCCGATGGCAGGCGGCTATCGACGCCATAACAGAACTGGATCGCTACGCACACAACCATGAATGATTTCACCAAACAACATTTTGATGAGTATTGCCATGGAAGGCGATACGAAGAGACGATGGATGAACACCTCTTCACCTTTGATCATCTGTCTCATGTGTTGAAACATTGTCTCGGATCTGTTAGTGAAGATTGGTTGTATGGAAACAGGACTTTTCTGGACTGTGGGTGTGCCATGGGGCACGTTATTTCTGGTATGCTAGATTACGGCATGGATGCCTATGGCTACGATTCAAGTCAGTATGCCATAAATAATTTGGTGCCAGACCTAGAAGATAGGGTGTGGTACGGAGATCATGATTCTGTCCTGGAGATGTTTGACGATGATTGTTTTGATATTCTGTACTCCAACGGATTCCAGTATTCGAAAGACGAAGACGATATCCTAAGATGGCTGCGCCGTGCCAACCGCGTTTGTTCTACAACGATGATTCTCATGACCATCACAGAAGAGACCCAGAAGGAACACGATGTTTTCGTTCACACCAATGAAATGCAGATCATGAGATCAAAGGATTGGTGGACTTCACTTTGTGGTCTGGCAGGATTTGAAAAGGTTATATGGACACCATGGCCCTTAGCGGTATGTCTCAAGGAAAAAGACGATGAGCAAAAGATTACAGGCAGCGTTTGATCAGTACTGTAGAGATAAGCTACATGCTGGACTGATGACAGAAGAGGAATATATAGCACTCCTTCGCCACAGAGACGTTTGGCAAAAATGTCGCAGCGTTTGCGCAGACATTTGTGAGGATATGGGAAAACAAGTTGAACAGGGCGACGATGGAAACGTATTCTATAATAGGGCGAAGAAGAAGTTCGCGGAAGAGATAGCTAGAACACTTAGACCGGAGAATCAGTAATGGTATTTTGGATATTCTTTTCTATGACCGTTGTTGGCTTGTCATTGTTGTGCTTAGGGGTCGCAGTGATCATACGAGGACGCTTGAACAGCCGACCACTTGTGCGAAGAAGCAGGGGGCTTAAGTACGATATCTATCTTGCCGGTCCAATGAGGGGACTAGAGAACAAGAACAAGGAACAGTTTGCTATCTACGCTGCGCTTCTCAGAAAACTAGGCCATAGAGTTTTTAGTCCAGCAGAGTTCAATGATGACGACATGACATATGAAGAGTGCATGTATATCGATGTGAACGCAGTCGTCAATAAATGCAAGTGGGTCTGTGTATTGCCCAACTGGGGAGATTCAGTTGGAACAAACGTAGAAGTCTTTGTGGCCAACTCGTGTGGAATTCCCGTAATGGAGCTTTTCATGTATAGCGATGGCTCGGTTGGTATGGAAGAATTCGACAGTGAGAAGTTCTGTCTTCCGTATTGTAGCTAGGCTCCCTCGGTGATCTTGGTGTGTTCATATACAGATCGGATCCAAGACAGGAATTCATCTATGTGCATATTGTTTTTGATGTAGTTGCATTTGGTGCAACAAGGAACAGTATTTTTTTCGGTGTATCCTAGCTCATTATCCTTTCTATCTATGCCATTATACATTCCTCGTTCTTCTTCTCTCCATTTTTTGAATAGTCTAGCCGGTGGAGATCCACAGTAATGACAATCTGAAAAGAACATTTTTGAGCACTGGTCTTTTGTGAGATCGAAATCTATATCTTTGTTTCTCGCATTATCTTTGTATTGTCCATACACAGTAGTTGCGATTATTTCTTGTATTGGTTTTTTCTTTCTGGTTGGCTTCTGATTTTTACATCCGCACGAGACGATCCTATTGGCTTTTGTGTTACATATCGTTCTTGTTTCGCCGCATGAGCATATACAAACCAATTTTGTTCTCTTGCCTTTTTGCTTGATTTCGGAAATAACTGTTAGGTAGCCTAGTTTGTTTCCAATTCTGGTATTCATATCAAATCCAGAATATATGAACTGGCTTTTTTTGTTTGTGCGATAAATTGATTGTTGATTTAGTCCCTCGTGACTTACCACACCAAAAAGCTATTACCTGATCGCATTCATCAACTATTTGTTTGTTTCTAATCGGTCCCGCAGCGTTACCGTGTTTGTCCCAGTCTGCTGGTATTTCTTTCAGAGGTATGTTTTTCTCTATCGCATACTTAGCAGCCAAAGTGTCTGCTCCTTTTGCTGCGCCACTGATGATATGATCTATATTGAACGATTCAAGAGCTTTGCATAAAAGTGAATAATCATTAAAGCTTCTCGATCCAACGACTGCAAACTTCATTTTACTGCCTCCGCATATTCAGTACCATAACCCATTAGTTTGTACTTGTCATGGAATGCATGACAATCTTTGCATAGAAAACACAGATAGTAAGGTCTCTCGTGATCCTCGTGGTGCGCTTCCAGTCTACATTTGGTTGAACACTGCTCGCAATTGTCTGGTGGAACAATCTTCTTGGTCTTGATTGCTTGTCTAACCAAATTTCTAGCCAGAACCTTCTGGGGATCCTTCTCCTTGTCCCTGCGAGTGTTCTTGGCGGCATTGCTGCTTGGTGGTGCTATTCTCTTGTCGTTGCTAATAGAGGACGCGCATTTGCGGCTGCAAGTATGAACGCCACCCTTTTTCACTGTCTGATTATACCTTTTCTTCGGCTTATCAAACTCAATACCACATTTTGCACAGGTAACAATCATTTGATTTTCATCTCTTTTATGAGTTGACAAACTTTGTCGATGGATATTCTTTGGTGCGACATATATAGCTGCACATAGTCTTCCGAATCTAGTTCTTGTGGAGATTCGTAGTCGGGGATGATAAAATCGGATTCAGGGAGTATCTCCACTATCTTGTGTTTGATGAGACCCAGTTCTGCCATAGATCCCGGTCTTATGGCGTGTGGAAACATTTGTTCCAGCAGCGATCTAATTTCAGGCTCGTCCTCTGTCGCGTTATAGATCTTTTCTGTGGCGCCGAATGCAGCCAACATATCCCATCTAGTCAACAGCATCTCAAGTATTGGTTTACGTTTTGTTATTTTCATTTGCCGCTACCTTGATTTCGTTTGCACAATCTTCCGCCAGACCCCAAAGATCCTTCTTCTTGTTACGCACCTTGATGTCAGCTATGTCATATAAGCGTCTAATCTTTTGCTTCTTGTCCTCTGGATCTATGAAAACGCTCACTGCAATGGACTGATCTGTTTTTTGATATACGTACTTCATTTCCCAATCCATCGGTAGCTGGACCCAAATCATGTTCAAGAAACGCTTTGCTAATAGTGGTGCGCGTTTTGCCATCTCGATATCACCGTCCTTAATGTCTGAGATAGAAACTAACATGAGGCAACAACTCCACAAGAGTTTGGCTTAGATTTTGCGATAAGTCAAACAGTTCTTCAATTTCCAAAAAATCTATTTCGACTATGTTCGGCCTAATCCTCTGTGGGTGACCGCCCCACTTACAACAGTACACAACATGTATACCGTCTTGATCAAAAAGGGGATTACATTCTACTGGTTCTATTCCAAAACAGGAACGTAAGTGTCTCATGGATTGTGTTTTGTTGGATAGGCCGTCTTGGATGGATACTTGAGGAAAATGCCACTTCAGTTCAGGATGATTTTTATCTCTGACGATCATGTACTTTTTGTTGCAAGCCAGTATTGTCCAGAGAGCGTTTTCCATTGTAATCCCCCAGTAATTAATACACTATTCCTCTTCTGTTTCTTCCACCTCGTGCTTCTCTCCAGTGTGCTTGTCTCCAGGCTTATACTTGGCCGCGTCATCGGTGGCGTAGAAGGTTTTCAATTGGTCCATTGCATAGACATTTTTTTCTTCTTCGAAAATCCAATCGACTAGACCATGTTCTACTGCCTGTTCTGCTGTGAAGATCTTGTCTGTTGTACACATGGCTTCTATTTTGTCTATGGTAATGCGTGGTTTTTTGGCTTTCATCCTATCGAAATATATCTCGTACATCCTTTTCAGAGATCTTTCGCTGGACTTAGCCCATTCTCTAAGGGCTTTTGGATGACCACTGTATCCATCTGTGCCATCGTGAATCATCATCTCACAACTTTTGGTTATGATTCTCGTGTCCGCCGCCTGAAGAATGATCGACCCCATAGAGAAGACCTGTCCGATGGCTATCATAGTTATGTGGCACGGACACTCTCTCATGAGATCGAACATGGCCATACCACTATACCAACAGCCACCAGGATTGTTCATATAAACGGTAATTGGCTTGTTCTTACTTATATGATGCAGGAAGGTTAGACCTTTGATAAAGTCTTCACACATCCTGTGATCAGTTCCAGATTCTCCGTCGCCCGCTGGTGATAGCGATCCTAGATATAAGATCCTCTTTCCTGGCAAGATGCCATAATCGAAATAACGATCAATATCTTCCTTATAGGACGCCATCAGCCTCACCTTTCTTCTTCTGGATTGCTTTTGCAAACTGGACTTGTAGGTCACACGCAGGGCAGGAACCATCCGCGCCTTCACAGGCGGGGCAGATGAATTTGACTGGAGATACGTAGAGATGTCGCACCATTATCATATCTACACAAGCATTGCACGCACAGACACTATGTAAGAATCTGCGATATCGCCAGAACCAGATGCGCTTGTTGCATAGATCACAGGTCACGAAGAAAGTCCCTTATTTTTTCGATTACGAGATTGTAGTGGCTGAAGACTATCTCGATACAGTCCATAGTCTTCCATTCTAGGTTTTCAAGATATGGTTCGCTATTGATTAAGTCCCGAAGCTGAGGAAGTTCTTTGCATAGTTCTGTTCTGATCTCCTGTTGTTGGGTGTGCCCCTTGGAATCCAAAACGATGGTATTTGTGCTTATCAGTACTCTGTCTCTGTCGCTGGTTAGTTCGATACACGCTTTGTGTCTTTCGGCGTTCAGATCATACCATCTATTCAGTGTCTTTTGTACCTTGAATTCGTTCATCGAGTTCAGCCTTGACCTTTTCAATTGATAGATCGTCAACATCCATTGTTATACAGCGTCTTTCCTGATCCTGACAAACGATCGCGGTTGTTCCAGAACCCATAAACGGGTCAAGAACCAGATCTCCAGGTTTTGAGTGCCCCCGGACAATACGAGCCATAAGGGCCTCTGGATGTTGGGTTGGACACCAGGGGCGTCTTTCTTTGAATGTTCCGCATACACGCGAGAAATCCCACACATTATCCGGTATTCTGCCTCCGGGTGCCGCTCGCTTGTCTCCGTACTTCTTTTGGCGTGCTGATTGTACTTTTATGCCATCTGGATAGATGATGTCACTATTGAGCCAGTATATAGGTCTAATACACGGTGTGTACTTTTTCTTACAGTTCTGGCCGAATGTGTATCTCCAATATAACCTTTGTACTAGCCGTATTTCGCGTGAATTCGATGATATTGTCTGTTCTATAACATGAGTCCACTTCTCATTGAAGCTCACGAAAACAGGTCCGTCTGTTATGCGACATGCCTTAGTAACCCAGGATGCCAACATACCTTCGTATTGCATTTGCGGTAGCTTGTCGTTATAGGTGTTATATTTGAACCCTATGTTGTCTGGTGGATCCATGAATGTAAGAACGGGCCTTTCATCCACAAGGTATTTTTCGAATTCGCATTTTACAACATCAATCGTCATCTATGATAATCCTCCGCTGGCGTTTCTTGGGTATCTTGTCCCCATCGGGCTTGCTCATTCGTCTCTTTAGGGCATCAAAGCCGTCTTTTGGTGCAGGAGCGTCATTCTTGACGTCCGCCTTCTTCATTGTTTCGAATGCCTTGGCGGCACCCTTGGCCTTGGTCAATGTATTGTAGTTCCCCAATACATTACCTTCATCGTCAACCACAGAGTATGGCTGGATGTACGGTATAGAGTTTTTGCGCACGCTGACTTGCATATCATACTATACGTAGAACTGGAGCAGATTTTTTTTGAAAATTCCTGGAACGTTTTCGGACCTAAAGTGCTTGTATATTATAGAAGGACAATCCATTGTGTATAATAGCTTGGTGATGAAATGGAAAAAATTATAACAAATAGCAAGATCGTCGTTCGAGAGACCGACGAAGTCATGAGGAAGGCCGAAGCCGACTTGCAGGTTCCCGATCCATCTCGCGCTGTTGCCAAGGCTATTTTGAGCGATGCTTTGGAACAGGAAAAAGATGACGAAGGTGAAGAAGAAACCACGCAAGATTAGCGACGAGCTAGACCGAAGGGCTCGGCCTATCATAGACAAGATAGCGAAGGCGCGATCAAGGACATCCGCGTTTGCTTATTATGCGCCAGAGGATATTTACCAGGAAGTATGGATAATGTGTCTCGACGGCCTTAGCCGTTGGAATGAATCCAAACCTCTCGCAGATTGTCAAGATCAACAAATCGAGAACTTCTTGAACACGCACGTATCCAATAGAATGAAGAATCTGTACAGGGACAAGTATTTCAGACCAGATGGCAATGAAGAAATCGATGGCGCATCCAAGGACAGAATCAACCTCGTAAACGCACTCCCCCTAGATCTAGCCGACGCAGCATCCGCCTTTAAGACTATCTGTTTCTCTTCCTCGTACGGACATCCTTCTGATCAGATGGTTTCCGAAGAGATGTTCAAACATGTATTGAAGAACATAGAAGAACACCTTGCTGGACACTTCATAGACATGTGCGAAAAGAACAAGGTACACAAGACCATTAGACGTAAAGTTATGGTCGCAGTCAGCGGGATTTTGTTTGACAATGAAACAAATTGCTAAAGACCAGGAAGCTATGAAGATCTTACAGGCCGGTTGCGAACAGGGTCTGTCTGACACCAAGATACAAGAGCGCATACTACATGAGTGTCATTATGAGTATTCTACTCAGACCATAGCTAGGGCTCGCAAGAAAATGAAGTTTACGAAGGGCGAGATAGTAGAGGAAAAGTTTGAGGACAATGAAATTCTCAAAAGTCCTCCTGTCGGTATGTCCGAAGAGGAAAAACCATACTGGTTTGTCAATCAATTCAAGAAGACGCATCTTTATAAAAATCTTCAGCAGCAGTTCGAACAAGGAGAGATCCTGTGCTATCTAGAGGAATATGGCAGACTTTGTTGCCAGTTCGAGGACATCGTGTTTTCCGAATTCTTCCAGATAGACGATTTTCTGAAGCACAGAATTTTAGTCAACAGAGAGCTTAACACACAGAAGGGAATTCGACTACACATAGAGGTTATTCAAAAATGGATCATAGAACACCCCATGACAGAAGAGGAATCTTCAGAAATCAGGACTGAGAGAATTAACAAATACAAACTTCTAGAAGCTTTTAGCGGATCTCTTTCTGCATCCACGAAACAATATGAGTCTCTGATAAAAGAGAGATCTAAAATTGAAAATAAGCTAGCATCCACCAGACGAGACAGAATAGAAGAGCTACGAGGTGGCAAAGAAACATTCCTCTCTTTGGTGACACAAATTCAGATGTCAGGATCCGAGAGGCGCAGACAGGGCAAGTTCGCAGAGCTATCCAGAATCGCAACCCACGAAATGAAAGAAGAGCTAAGAAAAGACATAGAATTCCCAGACGGAGAGATAGAGTCCATTCTAATGGACGCCGAAAGTGAGGCTATTGATGAATAGATCAATTCTGATTATTCCCGGACACATGCAGTCGGTGGCGGAAGGATACAGAGACGCCTTTAAGCATCTTGGCTGGACTACGTTTGTACATGATCCTAAGTGCAAGTTGGAGTTTGTCCAGTTTCTTGAGAAAAACGACATTGGTTTCATTATGACCACCACGAAGTTTGGCATCAAACAATTGCCGATCGACATCATTAACGAGAAGAAGATTCAAGTTATCGTTCATGTTCTTCCATATAATCAACGCGGACAGGGTTTCTGTGGCGAATACAGGAGAACCCTAGATGGAGAAGTGGATCTCATCAGTCAGATAAACAACACCTACTTGTGGACTAATATTCCAGATCCAGCCCACTGCAAGTATTTTGATGGACTAAGGGGCTTGCCAATAGATTGTGTGCCGTTCGCTGGAAACATTTTCAATGCCAAGCCAACAAATTTTGATATCTCTTCTGATGTTGCTTACGTAGGAACTTTCATCAACAAGCAACAGAGACTGAAGACATTCTTCTCGAAGGTCATAGAGAGACTCAAATTCATACAGGCCGACGTTCGGGTGTGGAGCGACATAACAATAGACGCATTGTCGTTCACAAACAATGGGATGCTAGACGACCAAGGTATGTTGCCAAATATCTATGCTGGAGCTATGGTGTGTCCAAACATTCATCACGAAGACGAGCTAGCCGTATGTCTCAATGAGCAATATTACCAGATAGGCATTTGTGGTGGACTACAGGTGGTAGATAATCCACTAGCCGAGATGGCGTTTGTTGCACCAACACTGCCTAAGTTCATCAAAAACGTGACAACGGTCATACAGGACGAATTTCGCCGAGAGCCAGAAGAGATTCATAACCAGATAGTTCATTTTGCTCACGACCACACCTACCTTGTTCGTCTGGCGCAGATGTTCAAAAATATTGATCATATATACTCGATGCAAATAGATTGTGAAGCAGAGGAAGTAGCAAAGAAACATTGCTGGGAAATGGAAGATGTTATAGGAGACACAGATGTCCTTAAACCAGGAGCGGTCCCCACTTGAATTTGCGGCTAAGGGGCTAGTCGAAGTAACTCAACCAGTTCGTGGCGTTGCCAGAATTGGAAGAAATCAAAAGTGTCCATGTGGTAGCGAGAAGAAGTACAAGAAGTGCTGTCTGGTTACCGAGAGAGAACTTGCAAGACTTGCTGGAGAAACAGATGACTAAGAAGGGTTTCATAACCGGAGTTAATGGCCAGGACGGTTCTTACTTGGCGGAGTTTTTGCTTGAGAAGGACTACGAAGTCTACGGCATGATTCGTCGTTCATCCACGGATACTACGGAAAGAATCGATCATATCCTAGATCACGAGCGATTCCATCTGGTAGAGGGTGACGTTACCGATGCCACAGGTGTCAATCGTCTGTTTTGTCGTGTCATGCCCGATGAAGTATACAACCTAGCCGCACAGAGCCATGTAGGGACATCGTTTGATCAGCCAGTTGCAACGTTCGAGATCAATGCGATTGGTGTCATCAATCTATTGGAAGCGATTCGCCAGTTCAAGCCAGAGTGCAAATTTTATCAAGCTAGTACATCAGAACTGTTCGGCGATACCCAACAAGAACCACAGCATGAGAATTTCAGAATGAACCCATGCTCTCCATATGCTATTGCTAAGCTTGCCGCCCATAAGATGGTGTCTACGTATCGCAAGGCTTACGACATGTACGCATGTGCTGGCATATTGTTCAATCATGAAAGTCCGCGCCGTGGATTGAATTTCGTTACTCGCAAGATTACCAACTACATAGCTGGGGTGATTGCAAAACAGGACGAGCTTCAGAGAGATCCAATCAAGGGCAAAGATATCCCAGCGCTACAACTGGGCAATCTTGATTCCAAGAGAGACTGGTCCCACGCCAAGGATATGGTGCGAGGGATGTGGATGATGATGCAACAGGAAAAGCCCGAGGACTTTGTGCTTTCCAGTGGGACTACCAGAACTATTCGAGATCTACTTGTAATAGCTTTCGAACACGCAGGATTGGACTACATGAAATATGTGGAAATCAACCCCGATTTTTATCGTCCAGCAGAGGTAACACTGTTGCGCGGGACGTCTGCTTACGCAAAGCAGAAAATGGGATGGGAACCAGAGATCACTTTCAACGACATGATTGTAGAGATGATCGAATCTGACACAGAGAGGGTTTCCAGTGGGTCGCAAAGTCCTGCCTAATTATACCGTCATACGTGACACCAGAGAAAAAGAGAATCACGGCTGGATTTTTAGGGCCAACGATCATCCTAAGAGACGCCCCCCATTCTGTTTAGGGATGGTGGATCAATGTCTCAAGACTGGCGACTATAGTATGGTTGGCTACGAAGACATTTTTGCAATAGAACGAAAGCGTAACATGTCCGAATTGTGGGGCAATTACGATAGTGCTACTAAACGAAAAGAGAACTTCGAAGAAGAGTTGGGCCGAATGAAGGATATGCCTTTCGCCTATCTCCTGATAGAGACCAGTATGACTTCCGATCACCTGTCTCTTACTCCACCACAATACAGGACAGGAGTTCCAGGCAAAAGGATATTTCATTGGTTGCATCATCATTGCGCCAAGAATGGTGTGCATATGATGTTCGTTGGAGATGCGGGACAGAAGACTTGCGACATTATCATGCAAGAAGTCTGTCGTATCAACAAAGATAGGTGGGCTGAGCAGTAGTGACACAGAGTATAATCACGCAAGACGAAGTCGATTTTGGATATCTGTTTCCCTACAGAGACAAGATACCTAAAGTGGAGTCTCACATATTCTCTGATCTACAGAGTATCAATACCCCACTTAACGAATACATCATCGAAACTATGATGAGTCCAGAGTATATCGGCTGGGCAGCTAAAGAATTGCTGGGCGTCGAATTGGCGCCTATGCAGATGGCCGTTATTCATACGCTTTGGACCAAACCGTTTCCAATGTTGATAGGATGCCGTGGAGCCAGTAAGACGTTCATGTTGGCTGTGTTCTCGACTCTGAAAGCCATACTAGACCAAGGAAGCAGAGTTGTTCTTGTTGGTGGCGGTCTTAGACAGGCTAAACTCGTATTCGAGTACATAGACACTCTATGGCGCACCGCCCCAGTATTCAGAAACGTCGTTGGCGGTGGTCTGAAAGCTGGCCCCAAGACGAGCGTTGATCTGTGCTACTTCAATATTGGTCGTTCGAAGATCATGGCGCTACCCATGGGCGATGGATCTAAGATCAGAGGTTTCCGCGCGAACGTGATTATCGCGGACGAATTCGCATCTATTGATCCAACGATTTTTGACATTGTCATCCGTGGTTTCGGTATTGTATCTCAGAGTCCTATCGAGGAAGCGAAGAAGCTAGACCTGATAAGAAGGATGAAGGCGGCAGGAGTAGAGAAGGACGAGATCGAAGATATCATGGAAGGCGAGGTTTCGGTCAAGGGTAACCAGATCGTCAGAGCAGGTACTGCATACTATGCATTCAACCACTTCTACAGAGCTTTCGAAAGACAGAAGGCTATCATACGGAGCGGGGGAGACAGAACTAAGCTTGGCGAGATTTTCAATGGCGCACACAACATACCGGAGAACTTCGACTATCGTGACTATGCACTGATTCGAATTCCGTTTACTCATCTACCGCCAGGTTTGCTTGAACCTAAGATGCTGGCTGACGCCAAGGCGTCGGTTCCTCGCAATATCTTCCTGATGGAATATGGTGCCGTATTCGTAAAGGACTCTGATGGATTTTTCCCCAGAAGCCTTATCGAAGCATCCACCTGCAAGCTATCCAAGCCTGTTGTGAATCCAGATGGCCAGATAGTATTCACAGCACTGGGACATGGAGAACAGGGTCGTAGATATGTCATGGGTATTGATCCAGCCGCAGAGAGAGACAACTTCGCCGTCATCATCTGTGAGGTCTGGCCAAACCACTCCCGAGTGGTTTATTGCTGGACTATCAACAAGCCAGAGTTCAAGAAGCGAAAGAAGCGCGGTCTCACTACCGAAGATGATTACTACGGATATTGCTGTTGCAAGATCAGAGACCTTGTTCGTGCCTTTGAGCCATTCCGTATCGAAATGGATTCGCAGGGCGGAGGGTATGCTTTCTCGGAACTACTGAGGAACGAAAAGCTGCTAGACAAGAAAAAGGGCGACTTCCCAATCTACGAGATTATCGAGCAGGGTGAACCAAAGGATACCGATGGCAAGATCGGACGACATATCCTACACCTAGTACAGCAGAGTTCGGATTTCAACCAAGTCTCCAACATGGCGATGCACAAGGGATTCGAGACGAAGAGACTCGTTTTCCCAGCCTATGATTCAGTACAGATAGAAGCTGCACTCATTGCCGAAAGAGAGGCTGGGGTTGAATTTGACACATACGAGGATGTCGCCAACGAAATCGAGGAACTGAAAAGCGAGATCTGCACTATTCACAAGACCGAGACCCCGAGCGGCAAGGAGAGATTCGATACGCCATCCGTTGTGACGGGCGCCTCTGTCGAAGGCCGTCAGACGAAGGGCAGGCTACGCAAAGATCGTTATACTGCACTATTGCTTTGTTATCGTCACATACACGATACCGAAGTGTCTTTCGTTCCAGGGATAGATTATAACGACGTAGCAGGAAATTTCGAGATGGTCAACAAAAAGGAAAAGGAGCCCATGTATAAGGGTCGTGGCGTCGGCCACATGAAGAATGCCCAAGGTTATATTCAGGGTAAAGTACCCTATGGTGGAGTTCAGCGCAATGAACGTATCTAAGATGTGTATAAACGGTTGGATAGTTGTTGAACAGTTGTCTAACCGAGGGCATTATGGCAAAGCAAGAAAGAAAAAAGATCAAACCGAAGGAATCCGCCAAGGCAGTTCCTAAGAAGCCTACCTACGTAAACAAAGAAGAATACTTCTCCACAGCCGAGTTCAAAGAGAACTCCATTTCCCGCTCGCAGCACGGAACCACAGCCCGACAAGTTGGGACAGGAAGCGATCTAAAGGGCGGTTTCAACAGATGGGATTACTATAGTCAGCGTCCAGAAGATAGTGTTCCTGTTGGAAACTCAGACATCATTCTTACCGCGCAGAACTTCTATAGAAAAATTGGTCTCGTCAGAAATATCATTGATCTCATGGGGGACTTTGCATCCGAAGGTCTGATATTCAAGCATCCAGTAAGGTCTCAAGAAAGATTCTATCGCGAATGGGGTAGGAGAGTAGACATTCAAGGTCGAGCACATGACTTCATGAAGCTACTCCTTAGAGACGCCAATGTTATCTGTAGGCGCAAGCTGGCCAAAATCCCCAAGAAAGTAGCAGACGAATTTTCTAGAGCCTTCCAAACAGATGGTCATGGTGGCGGTATTTCACCAACAACCATTCATCATGACGTTCCAGGTTTGCGTAACACCAAAGAGAATACGTCTTCAGAGCCGCCAGACCAGATAGAGAAGGTTAGGATCAATCAGGATCCCAAGGCTAACAAGAGAGAGATTCCTTGGAAATATACGTTCTTGAATCCAGTGTTCATAGAGAAGATCGGTGGTCGAGTAGGTAGTTTTGTTGGCGGTGACGATCTGGGTATTCGTCTACACAAGGGCTTGGTTCAGTCAATCAGAAGCCCCAGGACTGATGCAGAAAGAGAACTGGTTCGACAACTACCACTGGAAGTTTTGCAGGCCGCAAAGGAAAACACAGCAGAAACGAAGATCGTCAAGCTAGATATGAATAGACTGTATGTTGACTACTACAAGAAGGATGACTGGGAGGAATGGGGAACACCATTTTTGTACTCCGTCATGGAAGACATCCTGTTCAAAGAGAAGATGAGACTTGCCGATATTGCGGCACTTGACGGAGTAATCAACTCTGTTAGAGTGTGGAAATTGGGCGATCACTCCAAAGATATCTTCCCAACTAGCACAGCAGTAGATAAGCTGCTAGAGATTTTGTCCGTCAGCACCGGTGGTGGAATGACTGACATTGTCTGGGACAGCATGCTTGAAGTTGATACCATTTTCCCACCAATCCAGGACATTCTTGGCGGAGAGAAATATCAGTCCGTAGACGCAGACATTGTTCGTGGCATTGGTATTCCAGACTCTCTTATCGGTGGTAGCGAACTCAGTACCAGAAACGCGGAGACAGCTTTCATTCAACTCAAGACGCTTGTCGAAAGACTCGAATATGTAAGACGCAGATGTATCGAATGGATGAATGTCGAACTGAAGCTAGTTGCCGACGCCATGGGATTCAAGAAGATTCCAAGAGTCGAATTCGGAACCATGTCACTAAGAGACGAAGCCGCAGAGAAAGATCTGATCATCAGGCTGGCAGAAAGAAACCTGATTTCCGCGCAGGCCGTGATGGATGTCTTCGGATATGACTTTACGATCGAGACTGGCAGAATGAAGGACGAAGAGAAGTTCAGGGAAAAGAACCCAGGCACTCTAGAGAAGGCCAATCCATACTACAGACCAAAGAGCCAGATGGAACTACAGACTGATCTGACTAATGAAGAGGCAACCCACAAGGCAAATCTGGATGCCAGAAACGAAGTTGGCAACCCAGGAGGGGGCGGCGGAGACAATAACAAGGGTGATCAACCAAAGGATACTGGAAAGAATCCTGCCGGGCGCCCAAACAACAGCAGAGACGAAGGGCCGAGGGACAGAAGAACGCCTAGGGTCTTGTCCGTGTATAAAGTAAGAGCGGAGAAGATCATCAAGGCAATCGACGATATCGTAGATCCGCTGTACCTAGAAGATCACGAAGCCAAGAACATGAGATTCCTTACGGCAGACCAGAAGAGAGAACTAGAACAGATCAAGAGGATCATGTTGGCGACAGTAAACCTAGACGATGTTATAACCCAGTCTACTTTGCTGTCTAGCATGGCATCGGAAAATAACGAAGACGTTGATTCATTCAACGCGGCGTTTTCAGCACTTGTGGAAACTTACACTGAAATGAATGGCAAGATGCCCAACTTATCAGAAAGACGATCTTTGTCGGCTTCTGCCTGGGCTTCACTAAGGGGGATTGAGTAATGGCTGCTATCAATATCTTATTGGATCGTGACTGGGAAAC